TCTGTCATTCCTGTTCCAAGAGCCTCCATCAAAGAGTCTTTGTTACCACCACTTGTATTAAGTGCATTTACTACAGCTTGGAATGGTCTTATTAAAGTGTCGTATGCATTGTTATAACTAAAGTCTACATATTTTAAATATCCGTTTTCGTCTCGACCCACAGGTATCAATGTAGAATTTTTAGACCACTCAGGAACCATTCTTCTTAACGCTTCCATTTCTTCATCGGTTACATTATTTTTTGCTTTGAATGTTTGAACTAATGTGTATGGCACACCACCAACTGTCATACCAAAACTAAATAATCTTTTTAATCCTAGTTTCATTAATCCAGGTATCTCAGGATTTTCTAATGTGCCTTTACCAATACCTGACGTAATTTCATCGATAGCCGTTGAATATATATTATTACCTGTTCTCATAATTTCTAATGGGAACGCAATGAAGTTTCCAAACGGAGATTGTCTTAACGCTCTTGCAGTTCGACCTACATAACCATAGTTTGGCACATTGTTTCTAGTTAAACTTCCTGCTAATTCATCGAGAAGATTTGAAAAACCTTGTTGGTTATTTAAAGCACCTTCGACATATTCTTTTCTTTGAACTAATTTATTTAAAAATCTACCACCTGTGGTATCGCTATTTAAAGCTTGTCTAAAGTTATCTTGGTTAATACCTAATTCTTTTAGAACTTGTGAGTATCTGTTTCTTTCTAAACTAAAGTTTACATATTTAAAGAAATCATCCTCAGCTACATACGCGTCTTGCAACTTACCAAAAATTCTAGCTGCACCACGTTTTGCTTGATCAGGTAAACCTTTAAATGTTTTAATACTTTTATCGTTGTTTAATAATTCCGTATAAGCTCTAGCTTCTGCTTGGCCTGGATTATTAATAACGTCTTTTATAATTCTTTTAAACTCACCAATCTGAACAGATGAATCCACAACACCAACTCTTAACAATCTTTCATACAAAGCATCATCTGCTTTAGTCATTGTACCTAAAACTCTTCTACCTGTTAGTCCATATGCTTGTCCTAGTACACCCTCACCCCCTAACGATTTAGGCATTAACATTTGCACATCACCGTAGTTTGGAAAAGCAGCACCATTCGCAGCTACGAATGCACTAGCACTAATAAAGTTCCTAGCGTGTGTTAGTGGAGATAAAATTGTTTTTGCAATCTGTGAAATAGCTTTAGGTGCTAACACTCCATACTTATAAAATGTACCTACACCACTTCTATTTAACCAGTTACTTGTTGTGTCAAATACAGCGTCGTATATTGGAGCTCTCATATACATACCTTCTAATTTTGACAAACCATTTATCTGTCCGCTTTGTTCTATTTTTTTAAATTTTAAAGGGTTGTTAGCATCAAGTGGACTTAACTCATCTGCTTTAAATATAAACTTACCTGGTCCATCTTCTGAACCAAATCTAAGCACATCATCCATATATTTTAATGTGTAATTTAAATGTGCTTGTTTACTAACTGTATTTAAAAAAGTATACGATGGATCTTTAATAACTCCTGCTATTTCTCTTTGCCAAGGTTTTAAAACTTTTTGTGTAAGTATTTTATCTTGAACCGTAACATTATTAATTTGTTCTTTGTTTGGATTATTAATTACATCACCTGCTTGATTTTTTAACTGTTCTACATCTACTTCGTCTACTGTTTTTTTTCTTAAAAAATAATCTACTTGGTCATCAACTTCTTTATTTAATTGTGCAAGTTCTGCTGAAGTTGGATTACGACCAAGTTCTTTAACTTTGTCTGCTCTTAATAATTCTTTTGCTCTAGTTATCTGTTCTGCTGATGGTTCATATTTTAACAATGGCATTTGTTTTTCAAACTGTTCATACATTGTAGTTGTATAAGAACCTAGTTGTCCCTTAATATTTTTTGCAATGTCATCAGGCATTGTTCTTTGTAATAATCTTGCAGACATATTATCGATAGATCTTCTCATATTAAACACTGCTGTTTTTAATTGATTAGGATCACCGCCATTTTTTCTAATTCGTTCTAAAAGATTTTTAAACTCAGGAGATGTTCTGTAGTCTTCTATTTTAAATAAACCTTTTCTATCTATTTCTTTTGAAAGCTTTGCAACATTAGGAACTCGTTCTGTAAGTTTAGTAAAGTCTTTGTTTAATTCATATAACTTTGCTCTAATTTTTCCTGACTTATCCATAAACTCAGCAAGAGGTATTTTATTAGTTCTGTTAAGTTCTGCTAATTCAAATTGTTTTGCACTTAATTCTCTGACCTCATCAGTAATTTGTCTAAATTTAATTACATCATCTATCTGTTCTATGCCTCTTGCTTTAGATTGTGATTTTAAAAGAGACTTGGTAAATAACTTTTGCTCACCTCTTTTAGTTACAGTCTCAGTTGTAGGAGATATGATATCAATTAACTCATCGTTTAATTTTTTTATAGATGCACCTGTATCATCTAGTGCATACATTCTTTTAAGAACGCTACCTAATTCATTTTTAGCTTGATCAAACTCTTGCACAGCACGCCCTGCTTGGAACTCAACAGATCTAATATTACCGATACCATATTGTCTAGATTCAAGTATTTGTTTTGTACCCATGCCTTCAGGTTTCAATCCTGTGATTCCAAACCTTTGAAGAGCTCTACCTAATTTTGTTTCTGCGTATTCTTGAACACCATAGGTTGAAGGTGTTCTAAGTTTCTTGAGCCCCGATCCTGCACCCACTAATGCAAGACTAAATAATGCGCCCTCTGTTCCAAACTTTAATCTGTTTTTTAATTTTCTAAATGCATCTGCTCTACCCTCTAAGGTTTCATCACGATCCATCATTGTAATTGCAAGTGGTTCTAATGATGTGCCTCTAGCCATATCAGCAAACGTACCGATATCTTGATCAGCCACAAGTGCTTCACCAACACCACCACCAACAATACCACCGACTAGCTTACCTCTTTTAGTTAGTTTATCTACACCCATTATCTTTTCACCGATACGAGCAAGTTTCATTACGTTACCACTTCTTTTGGCAGCGATCGCTGCTTGTGACATTTTTCTAATTCTATCTGCAACCATAACACCACCTATTGCACCACCGACTGCCATCGGTGCTACTTGTGTTATCGCTTGTGTTACCTTACCAACAGTTCTTGCCTCTGCTTCATCGTCCCAAGGATTAACATCATCAAACCAATCTTCTATTTCTTTCGCTGTGTTAGTGTCACCTATTAAATCATATATCTCTGCACCAAATGAAAAAACACCTTTTGGAATATTCCAAAGTCCTGTTGCTACACCTGCTAATGCTGATTCAAAAAAACCTACGTCGTCACCTGGTTTTCTTCTTGATCCTTCTTGGCTGTATAAATCTGATACACTTTCAGGCATCTGACCTCCCTACTAGTTAAAACCTTTTTCGGTTACCTTATAAAACTTACCTTTTTTGTGTTTTTTAATTACACCTTTATCAATGTATATTCCACCTTCGATTAGTTCAGATGTATCGTCAGGTAACTTACCTATTATTTCGTCAATCGATATATCGTATTTATCCATTTGTTTTGCAATTTTTCTAGCTTGGAATTGATCAGTAACTAAATTACCCGCTAGTATTGCATCCTCATCTTCTTTCATAATTCTAGCTTTAGTTGCTTGTTTAGTTGCTTCACCGCCTCTTCCCTCAACTATTTCTTTAATAGCTTGATCTTTTGTATAACCTAGTTTCATAAGATCTCTAACACTCTTACCTATTGAACCTGGTTCACTTTCTCTAAGTGCTGCTTGCAATGCAAGTTCTTTTGGTCTTCTTTCAGCAGCTCGTTTCTCACCGATAATTCTTCCAACACCTTCTAATGGTTTTTCAGCTGCCCTACCTATAGCTGCTGTTAATGAACCACCCGGCTGTGCCATAAGATTAGTTCCAAATCTTGCTAGTTCTAGATATGCATCTTTTTTATAATCTTCATCGTCTACACCTAATGTTTCTTTAAACATAGGAAGTAAATCAGCATAAATAGTTTTAAGATCGGACTCAGATAAATCACCTTCGCCACCTGTACCACCCTTACCTTCTTTTCCTTTTGTATCATCGTCATCGCTATCTGCATCAGGATCAGCGTCAGGATCAGGTCTTGTATTTGTAGAAATAATATTACCTTCATCATCTCTTACTGTGTTTGATAATTTATCTACTTGTCTTTCAATAGTGTCAATTGGTTTAACAGTATTTATTCCTTCCTCACCAACGCCTGTAATATAAGCACCTAAATTTAATACAGGTCTTATACCATAGTTGTAAAGAAAATCATTTGTGTTGGTAAATAATCTTTGAGTATCTCCTTTTAAAGTAGATGGAAATAAAAATTCTTCCGCTTCTTCTCTTGTCATGTTGTCAAAGTTTTTAGGAACACCAACTATTTTTTCAAAAAAATTTCTGCTATCTTCAACTACATCACCGCCTTCTTGATAACCTGATCTATCAACAAGACCTGTCATAATCCCTTGATTCGCCATGCCTCCTCTACGAAACATAGGTCTTTTTAAAACTCTGTTAGACATTATCTTAATGCTCCTAAGATTCCTGCTACACTAGTTCCAATACCTAATGCACTTTGTAATGGACTTGGATCTGGTGTCATTTTAACAACGTCACCAAAGTTTTGCATACCACCCATTAGACCAGTAACACCTGAACCAAATACATTTAACCTTTGGAATGGTTCGTAAGCTGCTGTTTGAGCCGCTTGTCTTTGTGCATCTAGTATTGCTTGTTGTTGTGATTGTTGGATACCACCTACTGCACCTAGAGTTTGTATGTCTGCTCTTTGTGCTTGTGGTAAAAATTGTCCAAGGCCTTGTTGTGCTTGTGCTAATGCACCTTGATTAGAAAATGCTTGTTGTGCCGCTTGTTGCGCTTGACCAAAACCTTGTTGTAATAAACCTGAAAGTATTGATGCCCGGTTCCTGTCGCTTGCTGCGTCGTACTCTGCTTCAGCAACACCTTGTCGTGCACCACCAAATGCACCTGAAGTCATTGCTCTTTGACCAATGTTCTGTCTTTGCATTGCTGCTTGTCTATCAAAATCTTGTAGTGTTGCATCGATAACGTCTTGTTGATACGGCGACATAAATTGTTTGTACGCCTGAGAACCTGTTAAACCTTCTGCTGTTGTTAAGGCTTGTTGTGCTGCTGTTAAAAATGGTTGATATGATCCAACGCCTGACTTAGCAAGAGCCGCTGCATCTTTTTGTAATTGATCTTGAGCCGCAACTTGCGGTGCAAATTTTGAAGTATCGACTGGTTTACCAACTTGTTTGGTTAATTGATCTGCATACGTTTTACCGAGTGCTTCTATAAACGGTGCGGGTAACTGTCGTGTAGTAGTTTCAGCCATTATCTAATCCTTTTTTCTAACATTTTCATTGTGTCGTACATTTTTTGTGCACCTTTTTGTACACTTCCACCACCTGCAGCTCTTACGGCATCAGCTGTAAATACGAATTCGTTTTTACTTAGTCGTGCAGGCACGTCGTCAGCCCGTTCTTTTTTACCAATAGGTACAAAGCCACCGCCTCTTAAATCCATTTCTTTGCCACCTAAATTCATTATACCACCATCTTTTTTACCTTCAACCATTATCATTGTTTCGCTGACTTCGTCTTCTTCTGGTCCCTCGTCTGCTAGTTTTAAAGCACGGCCATATTCTTCTACAGCTTGTTTAGATATATCAGGTAGTCTGTCATACATAGCCTTAGCCATTTTATAACCCATACCCATTGGTGTAGTTGTTTTATATAAAGATTCTGCAATATCTTTTACTGTTTCTCTAACTTTTTCAAAGCCTGTTGGTGTAACCATTTCTTCGTCCATAGTTAAATCGTATTCATCAACTGTATCTTCCATAGGTGCAGGTGATTTTACTTCACCGCCTTCTGCTTTTTTAACTCTCTTGTAAACATTTAAGAACTCAGAATGTTTCTCGTGTCCTGATGCTGCATCAGGGTTCATTTCGTACATTCGTTTCCAACCTTTATACTCAGCTGACTTTTTAATTTTTTTCATTTCTTCAGGAGTAACACCACCTGCTCCTATAATACCACCATCTTTTGCTCCCTGGTACTCGATGCTTTGTGATGTAACAAAGTCTTCTAATTCATTCGGACTCAACTGTTGATCACCAAATGTATCACCTACGTTTCCATAGTATTGTCTTAAGTATGGTTGTAATCTCACAATTCTGTCTTGATACTCTTGTTCTGTTTCATCTTCTCCTTTTGCTAGCAAACCACCTAACAAACCTGATGCCGCACCTATACCTAGTAAACCTTTACCTGATGTTAAACCCGACAAAAATTTACTACCTGACAAAGCATTCTTTGCTTTACTAAATAATCCTAACAATCCTTTACCACCACCGAAACCTGCACCAGGTCTCATCATACCTGCTTTACCTAATAGTCCACTAAAACCACCCATGCCACCTAGTGCTAAAGCACCTAGACCTATCTTACCAATAGGACTTTTGATTATCTTCTTAATTGGTCTAGTTATTTTCTTAACTAAACTACCTAATCCGTATAATTGTCTGGGTTCTTGCATTCTTGAAATTGCCATAATCTTCTAAAATATCCTATTTTTTAATGTTTTACAACTCCTTCGATTGAGCACCAATATTGATTTGAGCAACCTTAACATGCACATCTCTTCTTATATGCTCTCTTTGTGTAGCAGTATTAGGGTCATTTACATCAGCATCCGCCTCAGCGTCTGACATATACTCTTGTCCTGTCTGCATATTAGTCAAAGTAATTTCTACTTCAGGGGTAATAACTCTTGTCTTTTTACCTTCTATTACCTTTATTTCTTCTTTTGCTTCTTGTTCTATAAACGGCATAGTCCTCCTATGATCTACTAATCTGTAATACAGAAGCTGTCATCTTTATTACATTAGTTTGTGTTGTTTGCATTTTTAATATATCTCCTGCTTCCAAGATAAGGATGTTGTTAAATGTAAGTAAATCAACGCCATCACTTGCTGTAACATTAGACACATCGAATTCAAAGTCAGTTGAGGAACTAGCATTAAATACTTTAATTGTAACATCTAGCGCACTCCCATGTGTATTGAATAATTTAATTGTTTTAATAATACTTGTTGTAGCATCAGGCGATGTGTACATACTAACATCGCTTCCTGAAGCATTAATAGTTGCTTGAATATTTTTATATACATTAGCCATTACTGTGAAAAGAAAGTAAACCTTTCTGTTTCTTCTTTTTGTTCCTGTAAAAATGTTGAGTTTAATTGTTCAACGATTGCTCTTAATGCTCTAGCAATCTGTCGTTGGTTATCAACTTCGTATCGTTCTTTTGGTTCTGGTATTCTTACTACTACTTTTGTCATCTTAATAACTCCACTATTCCACCTTTAGCCCAACCCCAACCGCCATCGGTTCTACCTGAGCCTCCTGCTTTTTGACCACCTGATTTAGCTTGTCTTGAACCACCACCCATTCTAGATGCAGCCGCCCCTCTTTCTCTAGCTGTCATTCCACCACCGCCATCACCGCCTGTTACACTTGTAATTCCTCGACTAGATGTTTTTAAATTTGTTCTAGCTGCCTCATGTTTTGCTTTTTTGTCTGCTTCAATTGCTTTTTGAATTAATCCTAAATCAGATGCAATGTTTTGTTTTTTATTTTTAACTTTACCATAGAAACCATATTGTTTTCTTAACATTTTAGTCATGTCATTTGCTGTCTTTGCGTTAGCACCTTTAAAAGTTCCTGTTGCAGGATCCCATTCTACACCATACTTTTGTGCTAACTTACCACCTAAAAGTTCATTAAGTTTATCAACTCGTTTGTTTGCATATTCAGAATAATTACCAAGAGCAGATCTAACGTTAATACCAAACGGATCTTTGTTTGCCATTCCTGTATTAGGATCAGTAAAACCCATATAAGATTGAGTTAATATCTGATCACCTAAAGTCATTTTACCATATTGATCAGGTACGAGCATTGAAAAAATTCCAGGTAAATTCATTCCTTTATCTTTTTTACCTAACATACCTCGTGCCATCATTTCTTGAACAGAGTCTTGTTTTGGTAATCCTAAATTTTGAAGAAATTGTGTAGCTTGGTTTGGATTATTTAATCTGTTTTGTCTTTGTGCTATGGCTTGATTAAAGTTACCGATCATTTGTGGACTACCTAATCCACCCATCATCATATTACCACCGCCGCCACCTTGTGGTATAAATTGATTCATTCCTACAGGAGCAGTTTGTCCCCCAGTTCCTGGTTGGTTAGACCCTCCACCCATATAATATTGATATAGATCATATATCCTATTAGGCGTAGGTGCATAGTTTTCCATAAAATTTATTACTGGTTTTACCATTATCTTCTCCCGTCAGGTTGTAAGTCTATTCTAACCGTACCAAATCTCCAAGTCTCTGCTGTAGAACTATTAGAGATCTGAATGTTAGCAAAACGACCACGTGCTCGTGTATCTACTTTAGTCGTTGATGACGTTAATGTAAAGGGACTATACGTGCTAGCAGTATCAGTTTGTGCAGGAAAATCTTTTATACCAACAGTTAATGTTGCATTTCCTGTAAGAACTTTAAAGTTAGGTAGTATTCTTCTCATCGCTAGAAAGAACTCACCATTTCCTTGAACATCTAAATCAAAGTCATATGATTTTATATTTGATGCAATTGCTGTAGTTGAGCCATCAGGATTAATTTGGTCAGTGCCTACCTCGTGTTCAAAATAGGTTGTTTGTCCAAGGCCTGATTCTCCTACAATACTAGGAAAAGTTCCTGTCGCTGAACTATCAAATTTAGTTCCAAAAGGTTTAGGATATACAATAGAGTCAACCCAAGTTGTTCTTGCTTCGCTTCCTGTATACCATATTAAACCGTTTTGTGGATTAGACTCACCATAGTTATAAACAACATATCTATTATTATAAGTAGATCCTGATGTTGGATACCACCAAACAACTTCAGAAAACAAATTATTAATACCTGCGCAAACTTGTTGACCTTTTGTTGTATCAAAGTCATCGTAAACATAATCTTCTACAGATGATAATAATGTTTTAACTGTACCATCAAACGCAAAGAAACCATTATTACTTATCCAATAAGCAATACCATCTATTTCTACAGCAGCATTTTGTCCTATCAATCCACAGTTCGTACCTACTTGTTCAAATCCAAAAGTAAATGGAGCTCCAACAAACTTCATGGTATACAAAGCATTGTCTGTCCACACTAATATATTTTCTTTAGCAATTAAAGCACCCATTATTTTAGTTCCATCCTGTAGCCTTTGAGAACCTGCCGAGTTAATAGCTGTAGGTGTATAATCATTAATTGATTCTTGATCCGAAAATCTTATAAACATATCGTCTTGTGTGGTCGGATCACCAATAGTTGTTTCTGTTCCAAAGTGTATTAAGTGTCTTGTTGTTGGTGATATAAGTGTAACTCTAGATGCAGTAGGATTACCAAGTGAGCCACTAATTGCCGTATTAAAATTAGTAGTTGTTTTAGATGCTCTTGTTGTAAAGTTAGCGGCAATGGAAGAATCCCAAGTAAAAGTTTCACCATTAGCAATAGTTGCAACTAATACTTGACCAAAGTTACTTAAAGACCAAAGCCCTGGTTCAAGAGTCACGGTCGATGCAGACACAGCATCTCCAAACCCTGTCCATAAAGTTGCATCTTGAACAGTTGTGTTAGTAGAATGGGCTTGACCATTTGATGTACCTGCTGTTGCTGTACCTTGCGCACCTCTAGTAATACTTAAAAAATTTGTAGCATTCGTTGAACCATAAGTAATTAATTCAGCGGTCGGAACTGTGCCTACTGCAATTGTTCCTGCTGATGCAAATCCTGCTGTAGCATCTACAGTTACTGCTGTACCTGATCCACCTGTACCTGCGGTATCAGCATTTAATGATCCATCTAATTCTGTGCTTTGCGAACCTGTTATTGTTCCACCATAATTACCAATACCAAAACCATAACCATATGATTGTGCTGCAGGACCAACTGTTTGATATGGTTCTACTACACAAGAACTTCCTGAAGTTAAATCAGAACCACCTCCATTAGCTTCTGCTGATGGTGATGTAATTGTAAAAGTAGTCGATGTAGGCACCGTTATTACTTGACAAAGTTTATCTTCAAAGGTGGAAGCAGCAATACTAGAACCTGTTGGCATTGTCACTGAATCTAATTCAACAATATCTCCTACTTCTAATCCATGATTAGTTGATGTTGTAATTGTAACAGCAGTTCCTCTAGTTGTGCTTGTAGTTATCGTTGAACCTGTAAATGTAATTTGAGTTCCTGCGTTATTACTTCTGTAAGGCGTAATATCATAAAGAGCTCCTTCAAAATAAATAAGTAAAAATTTATCCGTACCAATTGCAACATATCTATTACCGTCAAGATCTACAAATGCGTGTTGTTTTCTAGCAACTCCTACTATTGTGTCAGGAAGAAGTGAAGACCATCCTCCAACTTTTTCAGGAAGATTATATCTAAAACGAACGTTGTCAGAATCAACCCATCTGTTTTCTGCACCAACAGATGTATCTTGTTTATCGATTCCTGATCTAAATTTAAAGTCAATGAGAGCCACTGATTACTCTCCTAAGCTGTGTTTGTCTTATATGCCCAACCTCTTGTTGAATCAACATAGACTAATGTAACTGCTTGACCGTCTACACTTAATGCTAGGTTCGAAGTTCCTGAATTAATTGGTTGTCCGTTTCTATCAAAAGTTAAATTGTTAGAATTAAAAGTTCCTCGAGCATCAATAACGGTTACTTCATCTCCAACTGCTGGAGAAGCAGGTAAGTCAATCTCTATAGGGTTAGCGGTTGTATTTGCAAAAACTTGAGCGCCAGCTACTATGGCGTATGGACTATTAGAATCTGTTATAGTTGCATAACCTTTTTCTAAAATAGTCATAACTGTTTCTGTACCATTTGATCTACAAAGAACAGTTGCACCTGGTGGTATTTGAGTAGTAGTTCCACTAGCTGTTAATACTCCAAGTGTTCTATTTGATGTACCTCTTACAGTATCATCTTTCATTACCCACACTCTAGTTACACCTGCACCCGAAGGCATAGTAATAGTTCTATCTCCTGCTAAAGTTCCGTGTAATCTTAAGTATGCATTTTTACCATTAGACGTTGCACCATCTGTAAGTAGTAATGTAACACTAGCTCCTGCCATGTCGACATCTAATACCCCTGATGATCCTTGTTCCAAGATTTGTAAATTTGTATTAGTGATTCCACCCCATTGACCAGCTTTCTCACCTGTTGTGATTATTTCTAGTTTAAGGTCTGATGAAAATGTTGATGCCATATTAATTTGTATCTATTGGTGTCCAGACCATATCTACGCCTGGAACGATTTCACTCCATGTTATTGCCGCAACTTCACCTGTAGCTAGAGTTAAATCAACTCCTGTAAGGTCTATATTTGCGTCAGCAGTTATTGTAACACTTCCTGTTGCTAAGGTCAATTGGTTCGTATTAGGTGTAATATCTACACTTGTGCTTGCTGAACCTGCAGGTAAATTAGTAGTTATACTGACCTGACTACCTGTAGCAGTAAAATTAGAATCAGCTGTAATGGTTAATGTTCCAAGACCAAGGGTTAGTCTATTTGGATTAGGTATTTCTGTAATGGAATCCGCTGTAATAGCAGGGTTCCCAATGCTTATTGAAAGTTGATTACGAACTACATTTACTTGTACATCACCAGCTGTTTGTGCTGTAGCAAATGGTAGTGCCGATATTGCGTCAAATCCTAAACTCATAAAATTCCTTAAAAGGGGACAGTAGGTATGTGGTGGTGTACTGCCCCCATCTAAGG